GCTTCCTGAATCCGGCGCTCTTGCTCAAGCGCCTCCATCAACGGGTCGTCTGATGATGGCTTCTCCGTTGGAGCTGGCCGACGAACACTTCCACCTTCTTTAAAACCTTTCACACCACGCCCCTTCAAAATGTCTGCCTTGGTGACTTTGCCGTCCTTGTTTAAGTCCGGAAAACTTTTCTTACTTGCCACGTTTCTTCTCCAAAAATCCTTCGGCAGCGCCTGCTCCGAAATAAAATCCTAAAATTACAAGTACCGCGTAGTTGATAGTAAATTGATCCATGACTTTTGTCACGGCATCCGGATCACCCTGCCCTGTCAGCGTCATAACAAGAACAAGAACATAGGTCCCAAGAAACACGGTGCCAAACATCAAAGCCAACCAACGCTGGGCAATTTTGAAAGGAGCATACGCCTGCAACAGTTCGGTCTTTGCTTTCGCTTTTGCTGCGATCTCTTCTTCGCTTGACGTGTGCATTGAGTCGATCAGGCCCATGCCCTTCTCGATTACTTTGTCAGATCCTAAAATTTTTCCAATAACACCTAGCATTACACGCCTCCAATGTTGTGGTCTGTCTCAATACAAACCGCTTCATAGTTTATCTTGGGCTGTGGTGCAGACTGCATTACAACCTCACGCGCCTCAAAACAGGATTCCATTGTTGGGTATGGGCCGTTTGGTGAAACCATAAAACGGTCAGCTTCAAGAACTATCAAAAACAGCATCCACATACGTCAGCCCTTAGCTTCACCAATAGCCCAAAAGAAAACGACACATATAACAACCGAAGCCAAAACAGCGCCTACGATGATCGCAATGTCTTGATACATCTTTTGTTTTTTGAGTTTTGCTTTTGTTTCGGCGATTTTGTTTTGCTTTTCTTGCTCTCGCCTGTCTGCTACAAACTTTTGGTAGCCGTCCCAGTGCCCTGTCCATTTCAAGATCTCAACGATTTCTTCCCACTTCTGCTGTATTTCTACATGCTTCGCGTAAAGCTCGAGATCAGATTGTTCTTCATCTTTCTTGGCTGCTTTTTCTACAGCCTGCTTTGCAGACATCATCTTTCCGATGCCCGCAAAAATCTCACTGATTTCGCCTGCGTTTTGTGCCGCTGTCTTTACAACCGCATAGCTTGCGTTAAATGTGGCAAGCGCAGTGAGTGGGTCCATGTCTCATCCTATGTATCTTGCTGCATCTTCTGCCTCTGGAGATCAATTCTCTCCCGGTTCACATCTGCACGCTCGTCCGCAATGTCTTCTTGAGATTCAATTCTAGCAGCATCTGTTGCAGCTCGCTGCATCAATTTTTGTCGTTCTAATTCAAGGTCTTGCTGATCAGACTGACGCTTGCGCTCCAGCTCTCCAGCCTTGATCATCAGTTCTTGTTGGCGGATTCCAACAAGCGGATCTTCTTGCTCGCCCTGCGGCATCAACTGTTGCATCAACTGCTGAGTCAGCTCCGCCAACACCTGTGCCACACGCGCCTCTACCATCTCTGGTGTAGCCATCTGCTGAGAGACTTGTGCGATTTGTGGAGAAGCCTGCGAGATTTGCTGAAGCTCTGTCTCAATTTCTTGCTGTACCAATGCACGCGCCTTGAATGCCATGTGCTCTTGAATGTGCGACAAGAACATGCCGTAAGCCTGCGGAGAAGCCTGCACAATCGGCAGTTTCATAAATTGAATATGTACGGCCATGTGAGCGTCATGGTCCTGCTGTGCGAACGCCTGAATCACCTGACCAGCCAACCCACGCGCATTCTCGATACCCGGATCAGTTGGCTGCGGCTCTGGAGGTGGTGGCAGGATGTCGTCAATGTTTTGCACTTCAAGTGCCTGATACATGCGCTTGTACGCGGCATGCAGGTTGTGCATCTCAGGGTTTGATTGCGCTAACTGCAACTGCGTTTGTGCCAGTGTGACACGCTGTGCCATTGAAAAGATGTTTGGATCTGACACCGGCAGGACATCTACACGGTTATCAAAATCCGTTTGCAGAATTGAAGCGTCACCGCCCGGAACCATGTACGGATACTGTGCAGGCATGTAGTCACGAATGACACCTGCCAACAACCGGAACTCGTTTTTCTGTGCATAGTGCAACCGTTTATGGATCGCACTCATCACCTTCATGCCGCGCTCAAGTAACGCGACTGTCGTTCCTACAGGCTGCTGCTGAGACCCCTGCGTGCCTGTTTGCTGGTCGGCAATGGAAACAAACCTGCGCCCAGACTCGATAAGAACTCCCAAAAGCTGCGCGAGCGTCGCCGACGGCTCTTTGTACGGGAGCGGGATAATTGAATTCCGTATGTCGCCGCCAGGAGCGTCAATATCCCTGAACTCGCCAGGGGCAATTGGCTCATCATCATTCCGAACTCGTATGCCCCGTGCTTTAAACCCTGCGGGCAGGTTGGATAGTGTCCCAGCATCGATCAACTGCCTCAAAATCGAGGTCGCAGCTTTACCCAATCCCCCGATCATGTGGATCAAGCCGAAACCATAAAAGCCAAGACCCGGCAAGAACTTGTAATGAACAAAGTACTGCTGATTTCGCTTCAGCGGGTCGTTCTCTGCAAAGTTCCGTCGGATCGACAAAACCTCTCCAGAACCTTGCTCTATCGTAACGATATAAGGCAGCTTGATCCCGGTCGGATCTCCATTTTGATCCAAGTCCTCAAAGCCTTCAATATCTAACTCGGTGTGAATTTCAAAAATTGTGAGCAGCTCGTCTGAGTCGCCTGTTTTTTCTACGCCATCCAGTTCACGAACCTTGTCTTTAACTGGATTGTCTTCTTCGTCATAGCCACCTTGCAGATCAACATCTCTGTAAAAACCAGCAACTTGTAGCTTGCGAACTTGATTCTCGTCCATGCGAAGAATGTGCGTAACACGGCTTGCCGTTGCCAAATCACTTGCGGTATACGGGACCACGAGATCTTCGGCTGGCACGAAGCGACTAACGGGTCTTTGTTTTGTTTCATCATAGTAGACCTTCTTAAAAGTTGAGCCAGAAAGCGGGAGATAAAACAACATCTGATCCGTGTCCGGATCGTACTCCTCCATTACTTCCGTGATCATGTAGTTCATGTAGTCTTTGACGCGATTGGCCTGCTCTTCGACCTGCGGCGACTTGGCTCCAACGATTTCAGCACGCACAGGACCACCCGCTGGTAACAATTCCTTGTACGATTGTGCTTGGAACTGCGTGACAGACTCGGCAATGATCGGGTGTGTTACTCCTGATGCGCCTTGAAAGGGTTGGCTACGCTCTTCGTATTTGATTCCGAGCAAGTCGAGACCCTGAGTGTAGGACTCTTGCCACTCGCTTCTTGATTCTTGGTCTTCTTCAATCCGAGCTCGAAGTTCGCTTGATATTTCACCCATGACTGATTCGTCAAGAACTTCAGCAATATTGGCATCATGTTGGTATTCTTCTGTGACAACTTCTGTCCCCTCTTCACCTAGCAGTGCTTGAATAATCGCGCCGCCCGCACCGTCATCCATAACTTCCGCGCCACCTTCAAAGGACGTTGGTTCTGGGACTTCAATTTCTTCGCCCGGAACCGCTTCCATCGCGCTGTCAATCATGCCTTGCATCATATTTGAGGGAGTTGCCATCAGTAATACTCTCTAATCTGTGGAATATCGTCTAATTCGTCGTCTTCTTCGCCATCGAGAAAGACAAATCCGCCTTGACGGAAGCGAATCAGAGCCATTGTCATACTATCCACGAGGTCATCGTGTTCGCCCATCGGAAATGAAGCAACTTCGTCGATCACTTCCTCTGAAAATCGCTTTTCTGGCGCCCAAACCATGCCCGCTTCAAACATCGGGGCGACCATGTGCATGCGCGTCACCTTATCACGGCCTTTGGACGGAGTATAATTCACAACAGGGATGCCTGTCCTTCGTAATTCGTCCGTTAACGGCGTTCCCGAGGCCTTGGCCTCAATCAAAACCATGTCCGGCTCCCAATAATCGTGCTCTTCAACGGCAATTTCCTTTAATTCTGGAAAATTCCACCGTCCCTTCCGCGCATCCATCAAAATAATGTGATCTGGGCCGCCTTCTTCCGGTTTAAACACGCCCCAAGTCGTAATTGCAGAGTAGTCGGCGGTTTCTTTCTTAGAAAACGCGGTATCGTAGCTTTGCAAGATGTATTTGACCGGCGGTATCTCTTCTTTTTCCCAGATTTTCCACCAATCTTTCTTAACAATCGCGCCTTCAGACGCTGTCGGGTGTTGTTGCCACTGCGCATTCCATTTTGCAGGCGGCAAAGCGGCCTTAACCTTGAGTAAATCGTCTTTATTCCAGAACTCAGGCCACAAAGGCTCGTCTGATGGCATAATTGCAGGAAATTCAACAACTTCCCACTCGTCCGCCATGTTGTCATTGGACTGATTTTTAAGCAAACGGCCTGTCAGGTCCGTCGTTCCCCACCGTGTCATGACCACAATGATCGCCCCACCCGGCTGAAGCCGCTGACGCGGGCCAGATGTGTACCATTCATACGCATGATCGAAGGCTGTTTCGCTCAACGCGTCCTGCTCGGAATGCGGATCGTCAATGACAAACAAATCGGCACCACGACCCGTCACCGCAGCGCCCACACCAGCCGCAAAATATTCGCCGCCCTCGGCTGTACCCCACCGACCGGCAGCTTTATCGTCCGCTTTTAGGTTTGTGTTTGTAAAAATGTCACGATATGTGTCAGTAGACATCAAATCACGCACTTTTCTACCAAAACGCACAGCAAGTTCTGTGTTGTGAGTCGCCTGAATGATCTTCAACTTCGGGTTTCGGCCCAAAAACCACGCTGGCATCAGGTAAGATGCGAATTCAGACTTGGAATGACGCGGCGGCATGTTGATAATCAGCCGTTTCAGTTCACCTCGTGCAACGCGTTCCAGTTTTTCTGCAATGATTCGGTGGTGACGACCCTCAATAAAGCCGTCATAGACGTGATGCACAAATGGCATGAAGTGTTCTTGCGCTTTTTCACGCGTTTGAAGCCGGATCTCAGCCTCTTTCAAGGCCAAGATCTCTTTCAATACCTCATCAGGTAAGGTTTCGAGGGATGTTTGGTCCATTT